AAAGAGAGATCCGTAGTGGTGCTACACTAAGACCCACAACCGATAATCTGGTCACTGGTGTATCCGAGAGAACAATCGTCGGAGTCAACACTGATCTCTCTGCAGATGAAGTCGGTATCTCTGCTGTCGTTGGTGAGAGTGAGAGAACTGTTGTCACCGCTGATGGAACAGTCGAAACATTCTCCTCACATACCGTTGGTCTATCCGAGAGAACAATCAACGCATCGGGTGTCCTAGTATCTGCTGACGCATCATCCGTAGGAGTTGTTGAGGGTATTAAGACTGGTGATGGTGTCCTAACTACTGGATCTGTCACTGTATCAGGTGTCTCCGAGAGGATTATCACGGAAGTCGATGCAGCACTGACCGCAGACGAGATCGGTGTCTCTGCTGTAACTGGTGATGGTGAACGAACCATCGTCGACGCAGATGGTACTCCACAATCTCAGGCATCTGCTGTAACTGGACTGGCAGAAAGAAGTGCAGTGATTCTGGGAGCAGGAAGTCTGATCGACGCAGAATCGGTTGTAGTTGGAGGAATCGCAGAAAGAGAAATCTTCCAGTTGCTGCCAGATGCATCCGGTGAATTCAGACCCACAATCAATAACCTCGTTACTGGTGAGGGTGAAGTCAAGAAGGTTGGATCGGGTGATCTAATTACCACATCTTCGATTATTGCTTCCGTCGCAGAGAGAGTCATCGAACAAGAAGGTGGTGGAGTATTCCGACCAACCGAATACAATGTTATCACTGGTGTTGCAGAGAATAAGATCAATGGTGCAGGTGCCCTTGATGGACTGCCAGATCATATCGTCGCAGGTGTCGCAGAGAGAATCATTACTGTCGATGAAGGATTCGAACAGATAGGTGAAGAACTTGTCGATGGTCTTGCGGAAAGAATCGTTGTACTCCAAGAAGGCATAAATGGTCCGGACGATGAGTCTGTAGTAGATGGTCTTGCAGAAAGGATTATCACTGGTTCTGCCGCACTCGTAGATGGTGATGCCACTGTTGCTGGTGTTGCTGAACGTATTATCACAGTTGACGCAGGTATTGAACAGACAGATGAGTCTGTGGTATCCGGAACTGTAGAAAGAATTATTACTGTCGATGCTGGTATCGACATGCCAGATGACGACTCTAAGGTCGTTGCTGCCGCAGAAAGAATCATCACAGTTGATGCTGGCATTGACATGCCCGATGATGATTCTAAAGTTACGGGTATATCCGAAAGAACAATCACTGTTGATGAGGGAATCGAACAGGGTGACGTCTCTAAGGTCGTTGCTGATGCTGAACGCATTATCCCGAGTTCGACCGGAGCACCTCGTGCTGTTCTTTCATATGTGTCCGGTGTGGCAGAGAGAACTGTCAACCTCATCAGTGGTATCGAGCAGGTTCAAGAGTCTACTGTCGACGGATCGGTCGAAAGGAAGATCGATCAAGAAGGTGGAGGAGTATTTAAACCCACCGACAACAACGTCATTACTGGTGTTGCGGAACGTGTTATCACAGTTGATGCTGGCATGGATATGCCAGATGACGATTCTAAGATCGTTGGTGTTTCCGAGAGAACTGTCGTACTTCAAGATGGCATACGTCACATCGATGATGCCACAGTCGCGGGTGAAGGTATCCGTGCTTCTGTTATTGTTAGGGATACAGTCGAGGCTTCACCATCTCTGGTCGAAGGTCTTGCAGAAAGAATTATCGTCCAAGAGGGTGATGCTGAGTTCAGACCCACCGATAATAATCTTGTCGAAGGTACAGCAGAACGTGAGATCAGAACGAGCGCAGATCTCGTCACAGATGGTAATCGTGTTATCGGTACATCTGAAAGAATATCTGTTAATCTCTTCAGTGATCTCCATGCAGGTGATGCTCAGGTCACCCACGACCCAGATCCAATCACGATTGTACGACATCCCATTGGCGGAACAGAGTATCCAGAATATCGTTCAGACCTCGAGGCATTCTCGAGTCATACTGTCGCAACATCAGAAAGAAAGGTTGTCCAAGAGACAGATGGTTTCTCGACAGAACTAAGATTCGCACCGAATTCTTCTGACCCGAACGTATCATATGGAGCAGAGAAGTATCTCTATCTGACTGGAACTAGTCATGATGGCACATACGACATGCTGCCAAACGGATTCACTGGTGCTGTCTCTAGTGGAAACGACTTAGTACTCACTGCTAATGATGATTACCATGTTTACTATCGAAAAGCAGGGTACGAAGATTACCGTGTGGTCACGTTTAGAACTACAGACGAAACATGGGTAGTTTATCAGACCTCTCTGAATCCAGAAACAGAACTCGGTGATGGTGTTGTAGTACCTAACGCACAGTTGAACGGTGAACTACTGGCTTCCAGTTCGCAGTCTAGAGGTGGTCCATACAAGATAATGAAACCCACCGACCACAATGTCGTCGTGGGTGCCGCAGAAAGAGCAGTAGAAAATAATGCTATTGTCCAGGATCTGGTGACTGATGTTTCTCATGTTACTGGTACTGCGGAAAGAGAAGTCGCACCGATTGTTGCTGCGATTCAGGATCAGACCTCTCTAGTAAATGGACTTGCTGAAAGGACATTGAACAATCGACCTGTCGGTCAGTCTGTAGAGGCAGGACCTTCAGAAGTTGTCGGTTCCGGTGATAGGCATTCTAATGCGATCGGTGTATTGGTATCTGGACCTTCCACTATGGGTGGAGACGCAGAGAATAGCATCGATTTCGAACAGGGTATCACGCAAGTAGATGATGCTATCGTAGATGGTCTCGCAGAACGCACAGTAGTTGGAACAGGAACAGTAGATGTAGAATCTTCTATCGTTTCTGCTCAAATAAAAGTAACTACGGTCGGTTCTGGTGTAATAGAAGGTCAATCCTCTGCGGTAGGTGGTCTGGGTGTCAGAACATCTAACGCAATCGACGCAACCCTGCTTGATCAAGAATCCCATGTATCTGCTGCAGCAGGTGACGGTGAAAGAAAGGTTGTCGTTGCTGCTGGTGATCCAGTACAGGGTGATAACTCCACTGTTGATGCTGAAGTTGAACGATGTGTTAAGGGATCCGGAAATGTTATCTCAATCAGTCGTGTCTCGGGTGTCGCAGAGAGACATAACGATGCAGAAGGCACGATGGGGTCAGATGACCACATCATCAACGGTACAGCAGAACGTGTTATTGTCGCGGTCGGTGCAATTGAATCGCAACGATGCGAAGTTGTTGGGAATGCCAGCAAGGGCATGCATGTCGTTCAGGGCATCGCACAAGTATCCTCTTCAGTCGTAGAAGGTTCCGCAGAAAGAAGTATAACTATATCTGCAGATCTACACTGCACAGACTCTAAGGTCAATGCGTTTGTCTACACTAACAATACTGAACAAGCAGCAATGCATGTTCAGAGGATATTCCGTATAAGAAAACCCGATACAAGAAGAATTATTGTCAGACAAACTCCGACAAATAGGGTATAAATAGAATCATGGCACATTACGAAGACATCGAAATCGATCAGGGAGCAGACGCACTGTTTCAAATACAGTGCCTTGGACCTGATGCAGAAGTAAGAGACCTCAGTGGGTACTATGTTCGTGGTAAACTCAATAGGAGTTTCGACGCAGATAGTGATGAGGGAATGGACTTCTTGACGACGATTGATGCTCCCCCTACAAATGGGATCATCAACTTCAGTTTAAATGCCGAACAAACAAGTCAATTGACTCGTCGAAGATATGTCTATGACATTGAAATCGAACATTATTCTCAGGACAGTGTCAATACTGTTGAACGTGTCCTCGAGGGAAAGGTTTTGGTATCACGCTCAGTGACCAATCGTATCTATCATAACGATTAATTTGTAATAGTGAAGGAGTATAAATATGAGTATTGGAGCAAAGAGTAGTCTCGGAAAGATGTCAGGTGTAGCAGGTATTGTACGCAAGGCAGATAAAGAGAAGGACTCGAATACCAAGAAAGCTGAGGGAAACCTCAAAGCAAAAACTAAAGTAACTCAAACTAAGAACGCTTAATAAAGGAGCATTAAAATGGCTGTTACTCATCCTACTGACGTTCGTAACGGTATCGCTGATTACGTTGTCGATCTGATCGACAACGGTGGTGCTGGCACGATCGTATTCCAAGACGGGAACGCAACTGATTCAGACGTTGCTACCCTTACATTCTCTGCAACTGCATTCGGTGGTGCCGCTAACGGTATCGCAACTGCTGCTGCTATCACTGACGACACAGACTGTAACGCAGGTACTGTCACTAAGTTCACCGTATTCTCTGGTGGTGCTGACTCTTGCTTTACTGGTTCTGTTACCGCAACTGGCGGCGGTGGTGACATCATCTTGTCATCTACTTCCATTGGTAAGGGTGACACGATCTCTATCTCGTCATTGACGTACGAAGCTCCAAACTAAAAATTAGTTTATGAGTTGCTTGGGACGGGGCAGTTTCACTGCCCCCGTCTTTTACTCATATCTGGAACTTCTAACAATCTGAGATCATCCGCATGGCACAACTGACATTGAGAAGTACTAGAGATTCGGCTCTCACTTGGGAAGAAGGAGATGCAAACCTCCTAGCCCTCGATTCTGATAGTCCATGGAAAGTCTCTTCTGATCACATTACCTACAATGGTAAGGTAGGAATCGGTGTAGATTCTACATACACTCCTGTCTACGATTTGGATTTTGGTGATGGTGATTCTGCTACTGTTGGTATTACTAACGGTGATCTTGTCGTGCATGTTGACGGACCTAATGAATTAAAGGTCTGGAATAACACTGTACAATCCATCACGGTGAAAACTACGGGTAAGGTTGGAATCAATGATTCTGATCCATCCGAAATGCTTACTGTTGGTGGCAATTTACGGGTGTCCGGTACAGCATTAGTAAATGTTCTGTCGGCAAACTCATTCACTGATGGAAATGTTTCTATCAGTGCAGGAAATATCAATCAGGTCAAAAGACTTAATGTCTTTGATGACACTGTAGAAATTCAATTTGGTAATCTTTATTCTAAGACCAGTGGTCGAAGAATTGAGGACTGGGACTCAAGTTTAACGAACTTCGGGGATCGGGTTCCGACCTCCTTAGCAGTTAATAGAGCACTAACCGCTGTTGACTCTAACTTAACTTCAAGATTAGACAGTTACGAGACTAGCACAAACAGTCGATTAGATAGTTTCGAACTTAGTACAAATACACGATTCGATAGTTTTGAAACTAGCATATTGTCTAGATTCGATAGTTTCGAGACTCAAGTCAATGCTGATTTTAATACTCTCGAACTAAATTTAACAAATCAGATCGACAGTCTGGACACTAGTCTAAACCTACAGATCTCAAATCTAATTGATGATCAGAATGCTGCATTTGATAGTCTAGAACTTTCTTTACAAACTCAGATCAATACTCTCGAAAACAATATCAACAATCAGTTTGATAGTTTCGAGACTAAAATTAATTTCAACTTCAACAGTCTCGAGACAAATCTTCAGGGTCAGATCGACAGTCTGGACGCTAGTCTAAACTTACAGATCACAAATCTGATTAATGATCAGAACAACGCATTCGATAGTCTAGAAGGTTCGATCAATGCTACTCTGGCAACTTATGATCTTGATGGTGTTCTTGCTGTAGGTAATACTTCTACCCGATCTATTAGTGTCGGAGCACTGACTTCTAGTAGCATCAACACAGGAGCACTGTCTTCTAGTACCATCAACACAGGAGCACTGACTTCTACTACCATCAACACACAGAACAATACCATTACCGCAGGTAGTGGCACAGTTACTGGTTCAGAATTTATAGGACAGTTGAATGGCACATTAAAAAATGCTAGAACCATCAACGGTGTGTCCTTTAATGGTTCAGCAAATATTGCCAACACCTTCAATAATGGTGTTAAAATTGCTGGGTCGACCATTTCCATGAGCGGTTCCTACACCGGAACATTCACTGCAAGTGGTGATGTGGTAGCATTCTCTGATGTCGCACTGAAGTCGAATATCAGTCCAATCACTGAGGCATTGGAAAGAGTTAATCAAATCGGTGGATACACCTACAATAAGATCGGTGATGATCATAAGAGAACTGGTGTACTTGCACAAGAAATTCAAGAGGTCTTGCCAGAAGCAGTTCACACTAATGAAGATGGTGTCTTAGGTGTGGCATATGGCAACTTGACAGGATTGCTTATTGAGGCAGTAAAAGAACTGTCTTCTAAAGTTAAAGAATTAGAATCAAAATAGGGGTATAGATATATTAAATGACCACTATATTATGAGATAAGTTTATGAGTATCAATGTCTACTGGACATCATCAGAAAAGGAATGGATCCTGGCAACTCCGCCAGAAAATGTAATATCCACCTTTCATAAGAAAGATCTTATAGATCCCGAAAGACCAGATTCTCATATACATTATTGTCCAGCATTCAATAGTAACTTTAAGAATGTTTACACGATGAAGTCTTTGTATGACTATGAGTTCACATTAGAAAATGATAGAATCTCATCGACTTATCATGATCAATCGTTTTTTGAGAATCATGTTATAGTTCGATCTGCTGAAAAAAGATTCTTTTCGTTTATGAATTCATACTTGTTTTTCACAGACGAACCTTCATTGAAAGTGACATTTTATGAGTATCCTTGTTTAGAGGATAACAACATCACACAAAGATGTATGCCAGTGGCAGGTCAGTTTGATATCGGTAAATGGTTTAGAGAGACAGAGTTTGCGTTTTACCTCAAAGACTCTTATCAGTCCTTTAAAATAGAAAAGGACGAGGTGTATGGATACATGAGATTCCATACAGATGAAAAGATTAACTTTATAGAGTTTGACTATACTGACAGACTCAGAAAAATTCACAGGGAGAGCCTCGAAGCAGTCAGAAGATTCTCAAGGTTCAAAAAATTAGAACAGTACTATAGAATATTTCGACATAAGAAAGTGATTTTAAAAGAGATCAAAGAAAACATATTTTGAGGCGTATAAATATCCTAAGAATATCGGGAACAATGAATAATGGCAAACTTAACACTTAGACAAGGACCTCCAGGATCACCGAATCCGGACTACACCTATAAACAGGCACCTCTGACTCATAACGAGTTAGACGCTAACTTTGTCGCACTCGACTCTGATCTGGGTGGCGGTCATTTCGATAGTGGTATTGTGATCAATGGTAACGGTATTATCGTTGACAGTGGTGACGTGGTCATTAATAACGGCAACCTGAATATTAAGGGTGGGGATTTCAATTACGATCCTGCCCTCAAATTCGTAGACAATGTCAGTGGAGAAACTCTGCGACTAGACAGTAGTCAAGCACTGCTATTTGGTATCGACAACAATCTACAAGGCGCGAAAATCAAAGTTTCTCGTGTCGGAAACCAGCACACATTATTTGGTTCTAAAGTATCCAACAGTGGTCAGACGACCCGAATGGAACTGGGTCCTGCAGGATCCACAAACAATACAGGAGCAGGTTTGCTCGCAACTCAGACGACCAGTAACTTTAATGACTGGAGTCTTTCTTTATTCACTTCAAGTGATGCAGATGGTCACACCAATTCTATTATCATCGACAAAGATGGTAGCATTACAGTCGAAAAGGATATCACATTTAACGACAGTGCCAGTTTCACCGCAGGCATTGAAATCACTGGTGACTTGAATGTCAGTGGTAATATTAGTTCTGGTGGATCACCTATTGCTACTGGTACTGTAGAGTCAGTTGCCATGACAGTCCCGACAGGATTGACTGTCGGTGGATCACCAGTTACCACGACTGGAACACTTGCTTTAGCATATGATGCGGTCAGTGGATACTCACTTGGTATTCCGAGTGATGTTACTCAGGGATCGTGGGATGCTAAACTCGACGATGCTCCCAACAATGCCAATAGTTATGTAAGAACTGGTGGAGCATGGACTGTTCTCCCCGCAGGTGCTACACTCACCGCAAGTAATGGTGTAAGCAAAGTCGGTGACGACTTCAGAATGAGTGGTTCTTATACTGGTGCCTTCTCTGTTACTGGAGCAATCACCGCAACTGGTGACGTGACTGCCTTCTCTGATATTGCTATCAAAGAAGATATTGAAGTAATCGATCACGCACTTGACAAAGTGTCAAATCTTGGTGGTTATGTGTTTAATCGTAAGGGTGACGACACTCGACGATACACTGGTGTTATTGCGCAAGAAATACAAGAGGTTCTCCCAGAAGCAGTTCATGCCACGGAGCAAGGTCTCTCAGTAGCATACGGAAACCTGACAGGACTACTCATTGAAGCAGTTAAAGAACTGAGAGCAGAAGTCGAAGCACTCAAGAAGGCATAAACAATGGCAGTAATTGGTTCAAGACAACAGTTGATAGACTACTGTCTTCGACGACTTGGGGAACCAGTCATTGAGGTCAATGTCGACGAAGATCAGATCGAAGATAAGATCGACGATGCACTTCAGCTGTATCGTGAGTTTCATTCCGACGCCACTTTCCGAAACTACTATCAACATCAGATGACTGATACTGACATCGCTAATAAGTATGTCACCATTCCTTCGCGAATTATATCAGTAACTAAAATGTTTGCTGGTACTGGTGGTTTCATCGGCAGTACCAATATGTTCTCCTTCAACTATCAGTTTGCTTTGAGTGACTTCCACTCGCTCACTGATGTTGGTGCTGGTGGACTAGCATACTATGATCAAATGCGGTCATACATGGAACTGATTGATATGAAGATCAACGGTCTTCCTATCATCAACTTCAGTCGTCGACAGGACAGAGTTTATCTGTGGAGTGATATTGAAGATGGTCAACTGAAGGCTGGTGACTATGTTTGCTTTGAAGTCTATGAAGTAGTTCCTACTCCCGAAGCAATTGCTACTGATCCTCTCCGTCGTGGTGAGGTCTCTACTGTCTATAACGATATGTTTATGAAAGATTATACTACTGCACTGATCAAAGAGCAGTGGGGAATGAATATGTCTAAGTTCGAGGGAATGCAACTTCCTGGTGGAACGACAGTGAATGGTCGTATCATCCTTGAGGATGCCCGCACAGAACTGACAGAGTTGAGAGAAAGGATGCGTCTTGAGTACGAGGAACCACCTATCTTCTTAGTGGGGTGACGCATGGCAACTAATCCCTACTTTCGTCATAACGTAAGATCTGAACAAAACCTTCTAGAAGATCTAATCGTCGAATCCATTCAGATGTACGGGCAGGATGTATACTACATTCCTCGCGAAGTCGTGCACCGTGATATGATATTCAATGACAGTATCCTGTCAAGATTCAAGCACGCATACAAAGTCGAAACTTACATCGAGTCCGTTGAAGGATATGAAGGTGAGGGAGACCTGTTCCAGAAGTTTGGTGTCGAGATTCGAGATGCTATAACATTGGTCATGTCTCGTCGTCGTTGGAACACTGAGATTCGAGCATATGCCGAGCAACAGGGTGGAACTGCAGACACTCCGAACATCCCGAATAACAAATATTATCGACCACGTGAAGGTGATCTGATCTACTTGCCCTTTTCCGAGGCAATATTTCAGGTTATGCGAGTCGAGGATGATGCACCATTTTATCAGTTGGGTAACCTCCCGACTTTCCGTTTGCGTTGTGAGAAGTTTGAGTACTCTGATGAGGACTTTGACACTGGTATTGAAGAGATTGATCTGGTTGAAAACTTCCAGGCATATCAGTGGAGACTCACACTGGACTCTGCTTCAAACGGATTTGTCCGTAATGAGATTGTTCAGCAAGTTCTTTACGATGAAGACTCCTGTAAGACTAACGTGAACTTGCAGGGTGAGGTCGTTGAGTGGTTGTCTGATCCGAAGGAACTGTATCTTGCTCATGTCGGTGCTGATGCTGACGGTGAGTTCCATAAGTTCGCGACAGGTAAACAGGTAGTTGGATTCGATAATGGATCGACTGCCACAGTAGTTTCTGTTTCAGAGATGCAAAATGTACAAGTAGGTGCTCCTGGTGGATCAACAGGAGATGTAGATGATTGGGATCTTTCTGCTCTAGAGTATCTAGACTTCAGTGAAAGTAATCCCCTAGTACCGAGTCCGAGTTAATGTTTGGCGATCATTTCTATCACGAAAGAACACGAAAGTCAGTAGCAATATTCGGCTCACTGTTCAATAATATCTACGTCATCCGTCGACACGGAAGTAAAGTGCTGGGTCAAATAAAGGTTCCAGTTGCCTATGCTCCTCAGAGGAAGTTCTTAGAACGAATCGCTGAGATGAATTCTGGGGGAGATGATAGAATCGAGGATATGACTGCGATTCGTCTACCCCGTATGTCGTTTGAGATCAGTAACTATCAATACGACGCAGCAAGGCAGTTACCGAAATCTAATTATATTAAATGTGATGGAGAGGGAGATAAGTCAGATCCCTGTGGTGCTACCAGTTATCAGGTTTACGGTGGCACACCCTACAACCTCACGTTTGAATTAAATATCTACGGAAAGCAACACGACGACTGTCTACAGTGCGTCGAACAGATCATTCCATACTTCAACCCTCAGTACACGGTGAGTATGAAACCTCTTGCTGGAATGTCTGACATTGTCGAGGATGTCCCAATCACTCTACAGTCTGTGACATTCCAAGATAATTTTGAAGGAGCATTAGAAGATAGAAGGATTATCATCTATACTCTGACTTTTGAAATGAAGGTCATGTTCTACGGTCCGGTCAACAAGACTCCGAAGAAAGTTATCGAAACTATCGATATCGACTTCTTCAACGATTGGCCGTCAGCATTCAACCCACAGCAAGACCCAGATTATCTCGAGACACTTCGTATCGATGCAGTACCGCATCCATCCTATCCTCCAGATAGTGATACTCAGATTGTCATAGATATTCTAAATGATCACAGTCCTGATAGTGATTTTACTCACTACGACGGAGACTCACATGACGTACCGCATCCTTACAAATGAGTGACGATAGACAAAAAGATGATGATTACGAGTACACTCGGGAAACTCTTTACGATTTGATCGAAAAGGGACGAGAGGGTATTGAAGAAATGATTGAGGTTGCTCGACAATCAGAGCATCCTCGTGCATACGAAGTACTAGCAACCTTAATTAAGGATACTGCTAACACATCAGAAAAACTTATGGATCTTCATAGGAAGATTCAGACGATTGATCAGATGATGTTGCCTGCTCCAGAAAAGCAGAGCACTACAAACAACAACCTTTTCATTGGTTCTACCACTGAATTGCAACGTATGCTTAAAGACTTGAATAAAGAGACGGACGTTATTGATGTCACACCAGATAGCAGACACGACGAAGTTAGCGGGGAATAATCACTACCTCGGGAACATCAATGTCAAGGCAGACGGTGTTGAAGAAGATTGGACTCCTGACAAGGTTCAGGAGTATGCCAAGTGTATGGCAGATCCTGCCTACTTTGCTCGAACCTATGTAAAGATCATTAACCTGAACGAAGGTCTAGTTCCATTTGAACTATATCCCTATCAGGAGAAAATGTTCCATCACTTCAATGACAATCGATTCTCGGTTGTCCTTGCTTGTCGACAGTCTGGTAAGTCTATCTCCTCTCTAGCATATCTACTTTGGTATGCTCTGTTCACCCCCGAACAAACTGTGGCAATCCTGGCAAACAGAGGAGCAACCTCTCGTGAAATGCTGGGTCGTATCACATTGATGATGGAGAACCTTCCTTTCTTCCTGCAACCAGGATGCAAGACACTCAACAAAGGTAGTATTGAGTTTGCTAATAACAGTAGGATCTTTGCTGAATCTACATCCAGTAGTTCTATTCGAGGATTCTCGGTCAACTTACTGATGCTCGATGAGTTTGCTTTCGTTGAAAAGGCATCAGAGTTCTATACCTCAACCTATCCAGTAATTTCATCTGGTAAAGATTCAAAGGTAATCATCACATCCACTGCCAATGGTATCGGTAATATGTACCACAAGATCTGGCAGGGAGCAGTGCAGGGTGTGAATGAGTATATGCCGTTCAGGGTAGACTGGTGGGATGTTCCTGGTCGTGATGAGAAGTGGAAAAAGCAGACAATAGCAAACACCAGTGAAGTGCAGTTTGATCAGGAATTCGGGAACACTTTCTACGGGACAGGACAGACTCTAGTCAACGCACAAACATTGTTGTCGCTGAAAGCAGAACCACCCAAGAGAATCTTGGAAGGTGGTGATCTCATGTTGTATGATGAACCCCGAAAGGATTCACTATACGTCATGATGGTCGATGTAGCAAAGGGAAGAGGGCAGGATTATAGTACGTTTAACGTAGTCGACATTAGCACAAGACCTTTCAAGCAGGTCGCAGTATATCGCAATAATTTGATATCTCCGATGCTCTTTCCAGATATTATCTATAAGTACGCAAATCTTTACAATGAGGCATATGTGATAATCGAGAACAACGATGCAGGGCAACTGACCTGTCATGGTATGCACTATGATCTAGAGTATGGCAATCTACATATGGAGTCGAGTGTCAAAGCAAATGGCATTGGTGTCGAGATGACACGCAGGACAAAACGACTCGGTTGCTCAGGATTTAAAGATCTCATGGACGAAGGCAAGTTGCAGATCGTCGATGAAGAAACTATAATGGAGATCAGCACCTTTGAAGTCAGGGGTGCCTCCTATGAGGCAAGTGATGGTAATCACGATGACCTCGTTATGAACTTTGTCTTGTTGGGGTACTTTGTGGGAACCGCATATTTCCAAGAGATGACAGATATTAATGTGAAGAAAATGATGTTTAAGCAGAGGATGAGAGAAATTGAAGAGGATATTCCTCCCTTCGGTTTCATGAATGATAATCCTGATGACGAAATAACCTATGAAGAGAAACTGGATCCATTTAGTCTCATTCATGGGATCGACGATGACGGATTTTACCTAAAACACTGAATGTTATAAATAAACTCATTGAACATTCCACCGAATGTCTCCTTATTATGCTAAACGAACTTATCATTTTCTATTGAAGAGGAAAGCAAAATGGCATTAACTACTCCATCAATGTCACCTGCTGTTGTAGTACGCGAATTCGACCTAACTGGGGTAGCACCCAACGTCGAAACTTCGTTGTCTGCATTTGTTGGTGCATTTAAGTGGGGTCCAGTTGACGTTCCGACTCGTATTCAAAACGAGACAAGACTTGCCGAGACATTCGGTATTCCGGATGCTAGGCATGCGGTAGATTACTTCTCTTGTAATCAGTTCCTGCGTTATTCTGGTAACCTCATTGTAAGCAGACAGATTCCTACAGGTTCCGCTGTAGATTCTGACGATCTCCCATACAACTCTCAAGGATCTTTCACTGACTCTGATTCTCGACTTCTGGTCAAGAACGAAGAGCATTGGGAGAGTCAAGAGACTGCGATCACTACCAACTTCGTTGCGAAGTATCCTGGTGATCTGGGTAACTCACTCAAGATTCAATGGTTCGGTGTTGAGGATGGTGATTCAGAGAGTTCTTCATCTCATCTGAACAACTTCCTTAACTGGAACCAAAACCTTTTGTTCGACAATGTTCCTGGCACTTCTGATTGGGCTAAAAACCAACCAGGCAAGAACGAGAACGACGAAATCCACCTCGCAATCGTTGATTCCGATGGTCTGATTTCTGGGACGAAGGGCACTGTGCTTGAGACTTACGCATTCGTTTCTGTTGCGCCTGGTGCGAAGACAGTAGACGGAGGCGATAACTACATCAAGACAGTTATCAATAACTCATCTAACTACGTCTGGTTCAAAGACTGGAACGGTGATGTTTCCAAGGGTTCTAACTGGGGCACTAATCCCCCTTCAGACGGTACTGGTGTGAACTATGCTGACGGATTCTCTTGGTCAAACGACTCAGCAAGTGTTACTATGGCAGGTGGTAAAGACCACATTGCTCTTGACACTGGTGACTACATGCAGGCATTCGACGCATATGAAGATGTCGAAGAGATCGATATTCAGATCTTAATTGCTCCTGGCATGAACAGTGCTATCGATCAGATCACTGTAGTAAACGACTTGGCTGGTATTGCTGGTACGACTCGTAAAGATTGTATGGTTGTAGCATCACCTAACCGTGCTGCTGTTGTCAACCAAAACGATCCTGTGACGAATACCCTCAACACGACTAATCGTTTTAGTGCTTCTTCATACCTCGCAGTAGACAATAACTACCTGCGTGTTTATGACAAGTACAACGACAATTACATCTACATCCCTGCTGCATCTACCACTGCTGGTATCTTTGCCCTCACGGACTATAACTATGGTCCTTGGTGGTCACCTGCTGGTGAGCGACGTGGTGAGTATGCTGGTGTAACTAACTTGGCATACAGTCCTTCCAAGACTGAACGTGATGAACTGTACAAGAAAGGTGTAAACCCGATCGTACAATTCCCAGGACGTGGTACGATCCTGTTTGGTGACAAGACCAAACTTGCTCGACCCTCTGCGTTCGATCGTATCAACGTTCGACGTTTGTTCCTCGCAATCGAGAAGTCTATTGCAGAAGCTGCTCGTAACTTCCTGTTCGAATTCAACGATGAATTCACCCGATCAGAGTTTGTTGCGATTGTTGAACCTCTCTTACGAGAGATTCAGGCACGACGCGGTATTCAAGACTTCTTCGTACAATGTGACGAAAGAAACAATACTCCGGAAGTTATCGACCGCAACGAACTTGTTGCTTCGATCTTTGTCAAACCTGCTCGGTCTATCAACTTCATCACTCTTAACTTCATTGCGACTCGCACTGGAGCAGATTTTGAAGAGATCATTCAGAGCGGAATTCAATTCTAACTCGAACTCATCTAGGAGAATAAAATGGCAATTTTAAGAGTAGATGACTTCAGAGG